ACTGCAATATCGGCATTCTGCCCGATCTCTGAACATGATTTACATTTAGCGGGCATAAACAATGTATTCCAAACTGACCTCAAAGGAACCCGTATTACCTCTCCGGTCTTTAGGTATGCGGTAAAATAGCCTGGCCAACCATTACCCCTGTACTCGATCTGCTTAACATCACATTCTGAGATACCAAGTTTACTCAATGTGTTATGGGTAAATGCAGGTAACGGGGCATGATTGCAAAACAGGCTGATTATAACATCTATGTTATATTCCCTCGCACGGGTTACCTGACACGGCAACGCTACAAAGGCATATTTTTTATCAGGCCGAATGCCCCCGAAAACCTTAAATGGGTTATTCACACAATAAACCGAGTTGGTGCGAGTGGATAAAATATCCTCTTTTGAGTCTGTGATTATCGTCTCGGGTTTTAAGGGGCTTTCCTGTCCGCCTGTCCTCGTTATAATCACGTAATCAACAAAGGAATCTAATAGGTAACAAAGAAAGCTCTTAACAAAACCACCTGATGAGGCCTTAAACCTGACGTCCTCATCTTTAGAATGTGCTAAGTATATCGAGTTTATCTTCCCGAATATATCTGCCATAATGACTGTAAAGAGCCTTTATAAGCCGTTTCTGGACTGCCTTTAGATCAGGGATTGGCGGGAGCTCTCCAGGGTACTGTATCTCCCTTCCTGTCCCTGTCAGGTAATCAAAATATTTCAATCGCCACTTCCATGTATTTCCGAATATTGCCCACTCCGCCGGTATTCCATAAGCCTCGGCTAAGATGATGCCGTGAAGTGAGCTTGAAATGATCCGCTCGCATGATAATATTTCCTTAATAAAATCCCGCCAGTGAAGCGACACGTGGATAACATGCCCGTCCGGGTGATTATCTTTGTCTGAAAAATGAGGGATGATTCCTATCTTGTGTTTTTTCTCTGTTTCGGGATTATAAATCAACGGCATCAGTAGAGCGGGATCTCCGTAAACATCTGGTATCTTTACGCCGTGAATATACTCATGAGCTAATACCCCTCTCACCGCTAGAACCTTTACGCCCCTTAATGTTCGATGTATCGTTTTGCGGATACCCTGCCCCCAGATAACATCACCTTTCCGGGCTCTGTGTAGTTCACTGCCAATAACCATCAGCTTTTTCCCTTCATCCTTCCCGACAGGATTAATGTTTACGTTCAGGAAGTGCCCTACTATGGGAATCTGGAGGGAGTCACCGACGTTATAGGTATTAGCCTGAAATACCCTCACCTTTGCTCACCGTTCTCTATTGATGCTGTTTCTATTTCTTTGGATAATACCCTTTTAGTCCGCCTTTTCTTTTCGGGTAAAATCCTACCCAGTTTGTCACTGGATATAGAATCGCACCATTTCTGAGAGCCGAACACCACCTCACCCTTTTTAACCACTCGTTTTAACTTCTTGCTGTAAAATGTTCTTGTCGCCTCTATTCTCATATACCCCTCTGTAAAAAAGGGGGGAGGCGGTTTAACCCCCCCCCCTTTTAAATTTACGAGCCTATAGTAAGGCTACCGGTTACAAACGCCTGTGGGCGGTAGATGGTCAGGGCGAGCCGTTCCTCACAAAGGATAGCGACCATATTCTTGGTAAAGAAGTCGCTGTGGTGCTCGCTAAGCCTTATGCTGGCGGATTCCCTATCCCATATCTGAGCACCCAGTGAGAACGCACCGATAAGGAAAGTATCCTCAGCGATTGACTGTGTAGTCACAACCGGCATTCTCCAGAGCCTTAGTTGCCCGCCGCTGGTTACCTGTACCCAGATGTAGCGGCCATTATCGTCCTTCTGAAGTTCGATGTTGGCCCAGTCGCGGGGATGCATAATCACACCGCTAACAGGATAATTGGCAAGCTCAACTTGAAGTGCGGCCCTGCGGATGATGTCAATAGAGGTGTCGTCGTCCTCGGTATCTTCGCTAAACGCCTGTGCGTTGTTCAGAAGTCCGTCGATGTCACCTCCACCTCCACCGTTCAGGAGCTGGTCTTCCTCTTCCAGTTTCAGGCCGTAGATCAAACGGGTGTTGATATAGTCGGCCAGTTGCGGGGCATCGGCTATGATCTGGCGAGAGGCGGGTATCCAGTGAGGAATGGTGACAACAGGGACCGACTCTTTCTCTGTTCTTATTGTGGATTCTGCTTTTTCGGACTCCGCTCCCTCTTTGCTCTCCGCAACGGCAGCCGCTGCGCTGATATAGACAGTTTCCCTCACGTACTCTATCGAGTTTGAGGTGGTGCGACCCTTTGCTAACAGGTCACGTATCCGTAGTTGCTGTTCAGGTTCGGCTACGATGCCGGGTACCCGCTGAGCAACCACCAGGGCACCTGCGGAATCGTCATCGCTGGATATGATCTCACGAGTCTCGAAGGCATCGGACTCGAACCGCCCTGACTTTATCATATCCTGGTACTGCCGGGACTCAATGAACGCCTGACCGATGGATTTTCTTGCGTTACCGGGTACGGGTTTGTTAGGCTCTATCGGCTGTATTGAACCCTTTGCCTCATGTAGCTCGATAAGGCGGGTTTCCTCATCCCTGTTCTGCCTCACCTCGCCCATTTTGGCATCGAAAGCCTTCTGCTCGTCCTCGGACATATACCTTTTTTCAGCCTCGGCCTTCTGCCTGATATCCTCGCACTCTTTTACCAGGCGGGTGCGCTCCTGCCTTAGTTCTAACACTTTTTCCAATTTAGTTACCTCCTTCAATTTCAATAAAATGTTTAAGGTTGTCTAGCTTAATTAAATCCTCGTCTTTAGCCACCCTTTGAGTCTCTTCCGAAGCCTGATTTTCAGTCTCCCCTTGAGCCTCATCCTGAGTCTCTTCTGAGGTAAGATCAACAGCCTCCGCGTTTGCTATCTCTTCTAACAGATTTATCGCTCGTTCCTCTCCGACCTTTTCTATAAGAGAGCGAATCTTGACGCTGGTCTGCGGATAAGCCGGATAGGTAACGGGTGATACATCCAGTAATTCATCGTATTCAGTGATGGTTCTTTGGTTCCCATCATCGTTCCATTCGTCTTTACCAACAATAAAAGCAAAGGACATTTCGGATACATCACCCCGCTTAATGGTCTCCATGTAGCCATTGGCCCAGGATGGAGGGGTGATTTCAACACTCAAACCCTTGTCGTCCTCTTCGAGTTTCAGCGTCCCTGATTTAGTCCTGCCGAGTACGATATTTGAGTCGTGGTTCCATAGTGCTTTTACATCCGATTTCTTTAAAGCCTTGGTAAAAGCCCCCGGTTTAATTTGCTCCCGGAAGCCCCCCAAATCCTCACTCCACTTATCGAAAACAGCGGCATGGCCTCTGATTTTCTCGCCCTCGTTGCCCCTCTTTTCTACATTAAGCTCAACAGGAAATGACCTTTTTTCTACCTCCATCGTTAATCCTTTCTGCCCCGGGCCGGGCCTTTCCGCCCTTCGGCATGTACCGCCACATTTAGGGCATTTAATATCCCTGCAATGTTCTTCGGACTCGAACTTATATCCACAATCAATACATTCGCAGTCGTAGACATCAGCTCGTGATCCATTTTCCTTTTCCCACTGAGAGAAACACACTGCTAAACGCTGGTCTTTATCCTTGTATTCGTCTTTCATTTGCTCATGTGACATGCATCTCTCGATAAATTCATCCTTTGTTTCACCTGATTTTGGTTTGGGTAGTGGCATAATTTACCCCCTTAAATATCTGTACATTATGAGTTTATTATTTACTTGCTGAAATCATACACTGGCAACCCTCATGTATCGGAGGTGTAGCCGAAGGAGGCAAACCCTCCACCGAAAACTTGCTCTCTTTGCCTACAACCTGCCCGTCTAATGCTTGGCAAAACGGGCAAGGGTCGCTGCCCATAGTCTGCCAGACTAAATTGACAAATCCTGCGGCTGCAAAAACAGACTTGGCTAATACATTAGAGCATTTAATAGTCTCATTCATTGCTACTTTGCGAGGACGTCGTTCTTCCCATTCCGAAACCCTCTGAGTAACAGCGTCCATCGGCTCCACGTTCTCCCTTTCAGCGTCCCTGGCTATCTGCCTTAGTTGGCCTTGAGATGATTGCACATATTCACGGGCAAATATCTCGGCATATCTTTTGATGTATTCGTTAATATCCGGCAGCGACTCTTTTGAGGCGTTAACCTCATCGGCCACCATTGGCATGATTGCTCGCACCAGCTCGCCAACCGGACCGGATATCTGCTTTTCGATGTACGATTTAAACTCACGGTAGAAACTATCCAGCCACTCTTCCCAGAGAATAGTTGAACGTTGATTTAATTTTTCTTTAGCACTTTTTAATATATGAGTCTTTTCTCGTTTGACAATCTCCTGCCCTGCTACCTCAAATAATTTTTTATATGCCAGTGTTATGCGGTGACGGGATATCGCCCCTCGCTTGCGTGATTCCCTCGACTCAATATCACGACTGTTTTCTGTAACAGGTTTTTCAGGCGGAGAATCGGTTGGTATCATATTTAACGGAACATAATAACTGTCACCGCCATTAATCGGGTTCAGATTTTCCTTCTCGCGAATGTCGTTAGGGGAAAGAGCACCAACCATAAACATCTGGTTGTAGAATTGAGCGCGCGCCGTCGAATCACCGCGCAAAAGCCCTTCGATTAAGAACTCAGCAAAGTATTTAGATCTATCTTTGGGTACCAGGAGCTTCTTGGCAATACCTTGCTCCCAGCGCACAAACCAGGGCCGCATCGTGTAGACAACGTGCTCGATACCCATGTGCTCAATATTTGAGAATGTCGCACGGTCGAGGTCTGCTATCATGTGGGGTTTGACGTTGAAAAAGCGGGCAATCTCTACCACCTGGAATTTTCTTACCTCAAGGTACTGCGCATCCTCCGGGGGGATTCCGATAGAATGATATTTCATACCCTCTTCAAGGATAGATAGCCTGTGAGCATTTGATAACCCTTGATGTTTTTCCTCAAAGGATTTTAGTAGCCGTTTCTGCGCCTCTGCACTCAGTTTACCGGGATGCTCCAGGAATCCACCAAAAGATGACCCATTACTAAAAAACCTCGCCCCGAATTCCTCCGTCGCCAGTGAGAGCCCAATGGCCTCCCTTGCCATCCTGATAGGAGAATAACCGATTACTCCATCGTACCCCATGCCTGGGATATGGAGAACACGATACGCAGGGATGATAACTTGCTCGCCATTAGGTAAAGTGTAGATATATTTTAATTCACCATCTACACGTTTTACTGTCATGCGGTCAGGTAAAAGTGGCCATAACGCTCTAGGATATCCCGATCCTTTGCCGTCAGGCCCGTAATCTATCTCTGAATAGCAATTCCCCCATGTTAACAGGTGCGATTGCAGAATCTCCCTAAAATTAAAGGCTGTCATCTCGGGGTTAGGGGAGTCATGTAAAAGAGGGTAAATAGGATGTTCTGTTGCCCTCTTTTTCCCCCTCCCCATACGCTCATACAGTATCAAGGGGAGAGACGCCACTGTCTCAGAGATTAAGCGCACACACGCCCATACAGCAGTCGAGCGTAAAGCTGAGTCCTCTGTTACTGATATACCCGTTTTACTGGATGGGCTGAGGTATTGATTCCACGCATCAACGTCTGCTGTTAAACGAAAACGCTTCTCTATCCATTTTTTAAAAGGATTTTTCATCGGCTCTCCTAAAGGGTCAGAAGCCCTCTATCTTCATAAACAGACCGTTCAGGTTGTGCGTTCCTGGAAGCCCGGTCTATCGCCATGATCAAAGCCACCACGCCATCGATCTTTTGCGTTGCCCGTGCTTTGTCGGGTTTCAGATTGCCCGCTGGGTCCTGAGTCACGACCATGTTGTCGGCGTTCCATCTCAGTACAGGATGCCCGCCGTGCCGGATCTTACCCCCCAAGACAAGGTTCATGAGCTCCTTCGTCGGCGGGCTCATCGAGGCATACCCCTGACCAAACGGCACGACTGTGAATCCGTCCTCTTGCAGGTCCTGGACGAGCTTCGTCGCACCCCAGCGGTCAAACGCAACCTCTCTGATGTCATATCGCTCGCGCAGCTCGATCAGCTCCTGGCGAATATAGGCGTAGTCAATGACATTGCCCTCGGTCAGCTTGATGTGTCCCTGCCGCGACCACAATGAATAGGGCACGCGGTCCCGGCGTTCCTTCTCCCGAGCCGTGTCTCCGGGAACCCAGAAGCGCATGAGAACGTCATAATAACCATCTCGCGGGAACACCAGGCCGAGGGCTGTCAGATCTGTGGTCGCTGCCAGGTCAAGCCCCGCATAACATTGGGCACCCTGTAATTCATTCTCAGCCGGCTGTGCCCCGCATGAGTCCCACCTGTCCATGGGCATCCATCGCTCGACGGAGGAGGTCCACTGGTTGAGGTACAGCCGCCGGAACGTCATCTCCAGCGCCGGCGTTTCTTTAGCCTTATTACACAGAGTTCTCATCTCTTCAATCGAGCGGAACTCCCCCAGGGCCGGATTGCACTCGTGCCAGACCTGCTCGTCTGTCCAGTCTGCATCCTGTGGAGCTGCGTAGATCACCGGCAGGAAGGTTGGATCATCAACTATCCCGTCGCGCACTTTGCAGGCGTACTCGTGCTGCTCCCAGCATATGGAGTTGCGGTCATATCCCGCAGTGGTGATGACGACCACGAGGGGTTGGCGCCGAGCGCCGGTTGAGGTGGTCAGCACATCCCACAGATCCCGACTCGGCGAGGCGTGTAGCTCATCGTAGATGATGCCGTGTGCATTGTAGCCGAACTTTGAATAGGCTTCTGCTGAGAGTGCTGTGTAAAACGAGTTCTGGCTGTGATAGGCCACGCGCTTCTGCGAGTCAATGATTTTGCACAGCTTCATGAGTGCCGGTGATTGCCGCACCATAGAGGCGGCCTCGTTGAACACCAGCGACGCCTGCCCGCGGTCGTTCGCTGCGGAATACACCTCAGCTCCGGGCTCCCCGTCTACAAACAGCAGATACAAGGCAATCGCCGCCGCCATCGTGCTCTTCCCGTTCTTCCGCGGCAGCTCAATATAACACGTGCGATATTGGCGTGTGCCGTCTGCGTTTACCGTGCCGAACAACTGACGAATGATATCACGCTGCCACGCCATGAGACCGAACGGCTTGCCCGCCCACTCGCCCTTCGTGTGGCGCAACAGCTCAATGAACTTCACGGCGCGGTCGGCCTTCGCCGTGCTGAAATTACCGCGTGCTTTCACAGCAGTAGTCAAGCAACTCCTCCATCGGGTCCTTCGCTGCCTTGGTCGGGGCTGTGTACAGCCTCGCCCTACTCGAGGGCGTCAAGCCGAACTCGGCACAAAAGGCTTTGACTTGGTTCAGGCAAGCCCTAGCTATTGATACCTGTGGATATGGCGCAATATACATCGACGTTATTTTCCCCGTCTCATCCCTCTTGGGAAACTGATAGGTAAAACCATGTTGCTCTATGAACTCCTCCGCCTGCTTCCACTTGGCATAACTCTGGCAATAGCCCGCCAGGGCGGTTTTATCCACTTTGGTCAACAAACCTATTGCCTGCAACTCTGGGACTATCCGCTTCCATTCGTTCTTGGCTTCGTTACGCAACCAGTGGGGCATAGTTGGCATGCCGGTCGGCTTGGGTTCATTCTTTGGTAATGGCCTTCTACCAGGATTACCCTCTAATATCTTTAGTTTGGTTGGTTTTGGTTTACGTCCTCGCATAATTCTGCCTTTTTGCCTGTGTAGTTCTCCCACCTTTGAATGGTGACATCGCAATAGCGGGGTTCGATCTCCATGCCGTAGCAGCGGCGGCCTAGCTTCTCGCAGGCTATGAGGGTGGTGCCTGAGCCGAGGAAGGGGTCGAAGACTAGACCACCGACATGGATGCTACCCCGTTCTACAAACCAACTCCAAACCCCCACAGGCTTAGATGTAGGATGCTTTGGCTTTTCCGATGCTTCACTTGGCCAGATACGGGTCTTTACCATAGGCCAGCACCGCATTCCAGTAAGTGAACCCCCAAGGGTTGACTCCTGTTCCCGCTGGTACAAACCACGCTAAAACCCAGTCCGGAGTAGGATAGAGAAACATATGCTTGTTTCCAGGTGTCAACAAAACCACCCTCGCAAATGCCCTCGACAATGGGAGGAACTTGCCTATAAGAACAGCTAGGTTTTCTGGTGTATCCTTGTAGTCACCAAAGGATTCCCCGATCCCATACGGTGGGTCAGTCAAGCATAAGTCCGCCTCCTCTCCCCCCATCAACCTTTCAACGTCTTCCTTCTTCGTGGCATCGCCGCACAGCAACCGATGATTGCCGAGAACCCACAACTCGCCCAGCTTGCATGTCGGCTCCTCTGGCGTCTCGGGTACTGCGTCGTCATCCGTCAGCCCCTCGCCAGGCTCGTGGAATTGCGTCATCAAGTCTTCGATTTCTTTGTCATCAAAGCCTGTTATCTCCATATCGAACTCACCATTATCGAGTTCTTGGAGCAAATCCTTCAATAATGGGAAATCCCATTCACCCATTATCTTGTTCAAAGCTAAATTGAGAGCCTTCTCTTTGCTATCTGGGAGGTCAATAACCGAGACCTCCACCTCTGTTTTACCCATCTCCTGTATTATTTTTAACCTTTGATGCCCCCCAACAAGGTTCCCCGTCCGCTTGTTCCAGATCAGTGGCTCAACAAAGTCAAACTCGGC